GGCGCTGTGGCTAAACTCCCGGCCGAGCTGCGACGCGGCGGCGAGCTTGAAGTGGGGCGCGGACAAATTCGGGAATTGCTTTCGTCCCAGCAGCGCGGTGAGCCCCGGCTTCGGATTTCAACTGAAGCCCGATGGACACTGAATGCGTTCGCGGCCGGTTACGCGCGCGAGACCGACAAGCGTGGCAAGCTCGCTGACGAGGCGAGCCCCGGCCTCTATCGCACTCTGATCGAGGGACTGGAAGCCTTTACGGCCTTGATGAAAATCGGTATGCTGAGTGACACAAAGCCCAACGTGCGCACCACGGAAGGGGGGCAACAGTATGTTTCAGCACTGCCGTCGCGGACTCCGATCAATCCTGCCAAAGACCAGTTTCTTAGCTCTGGCGTGGTTAACGATCTGGGCAATTTCAGCGCCCGCCGCTGACGCTCAGAACGCTGTCTTCCCGGTCCCCACCGTCAACGGTTCGGTCACGATCACGACCGGCAATACGTTCCAGCAAGTCCTTCCCGCAGTGCCCGTCAACTCAGGCGCACGACGGTCGCTCACGATCCAGAACAACAACGGCAACGCGACGTGCGAGGCTGCGTCTAACTGCGACTACTGCTGGGTGTTCATCGGTGCCGGCACCGCAAGCGAAGCCAAGTCGATCGAACTCGGCGCCACCGAGGCGTACACGCGCTATTATCCGTACGTGCCTTCCGATGTGATCCAGGCGACCTGCACCAACAGCAGCGACACCCTGTATGTGGACACCCAATGATTCGTCTGCTGTGCGCGCTCGTGGTTCTCGCGGCGCTGCTTCATCTCGCGGCGTACGCCAATATCTCGGGTGGCATCGGGCAGAATATCGGCGGCGGGATCGGCGGGTTTGACCAGGGGGTGAACGGCGGCGGGGGCGGCAAACCCCTGGCTGCGTGCGGCAACGGCACGATCGACTTGTCCAAGGGGTGCACCCTGGGGGTCTTACCATGATGAAATTTTTACGCAGGCTGGGGCTTGCGATCGGCGCGCTGACGCTCAGTGGCGGCGTGCTCGCACTCGGCAACTATTCGCTCACGCAAGGCAGCGGCACCACATTCGCCAGCGTGGTGGTGTCATCCACCCATTACGCCGCCTACATGCTGTGCGATTTCGTGGCGGGCGAGAGCCAGTGCGCGGGTGTCAATTCGTCCGGTCAGATTGCCATTCAGGCGCCGCCATCGCTTCCTTTGCCTACGGGCGCGGCATCTGCGGCTAACCAAACAAACGCGACGCAAAAAACTCAAGTTGTGGACGGCTCCGGCAACGTCATCGGGTCCACCAGCAATGCGCTCAACGTCAATTGTTCGGCTGGATGTTCAGGCAGCGCTGGTCAAACTGTGCAGGGTCTTGGCACAGCCGGCACCCCAACGGGCGGCGTGCTGACAATCCAAGGTTCGACCGGTATGACGGCGGTCACAGTTACGGCCGGCACCATCAATGCTAATGTGACGAACGCCAACGCGAACGGGCAGGCCACGATGGCCAACAGTTCGCCCGTGGTGATCGCCAGCAATCAGAGCACAATTCCTGTCGGCAACCCGTCTACGATCGCGACGCCGCTCAACGTCACGCTGGCGCCGACCGTCACCTACAGCGCGCTGGTCAAAGGCGTGACGGCGGCGATTACCAACACGGCCAGCACGCTGGCGATCGCCGCGGTAACTTCACAGCGCATTTATTTGACGCACATAAGCTGCAACAATACCGCGACGGCGACGCCGACGCTCATCAATGTGCAGGACGGCAGCGGCGGTACTACCATCATGACGCTGATCGTACCGTTCGGCGGCGGCGATACCGAGACAGGCCCGACGCCTTTGGCTTGGACGACAGCCGGTAACGGCCTTTACGTGGCGCCCGTCACCACAGGGACCAGCACGATATGCAACGCGTCCGGCTACTCGTCAGTCAACTAATCTTTTTACTAGCGTGCGTTGCGGCGCAAGCGGCTGGGCCTTCAGGGTCTAATAATCTGTTGCTGCTCGGCGTCAGCGCGCCCGGCATCAATGCAAATCCCCCGTCGAATTATCAAGGCCCCGGCGACATCGTAGCGGCGGGCGCCTGGTACGGGTTGCGGGCCTACAACAATGTCTTGGCGAACGCGGGCGCGACAACCACGCCCGTGATTGACGTGCGGGGTGCCACGACTGCGACTTCGTGTACAATTTTTCTGCTCGGCAACGGTACGGGCAATCTTGATCTTACGACTGCGGGCTCAGGCAGCGTCGGCAATCAATGCCTGCTCGGCGCCACGACATTTTGCACAGTCACGAATACGAGTTGTACGGTCAGCAAGATTTACGATCAAAGCAGTGGGTTGTTGTGCACCACTTCGTGCCCGCTTTCGCAAGGCACAACTGGTGCACAGCCCACACTGACTTTCAACTGCATCAACACGTCACTACCTTGCCTCACGGGCGCTGGGGGGCAAGGTTTAATTAACAGCTCTTTTAGTTCATCTATAGGAACTCCGAATACTCAAGCATCGGTAGCTTCGCGGACTGGAGCATTCACTTCTACCGGAGCAATTACTTCTACGGCTGGCGCGCAGTTTCGTTTTACGACCAGCACGAATACGGTTCAAATAGTAACGACCGGAGCAACACTTAATGCCACGGCGGCCGATAGCGCCGCACACGCTTTTATGGCAGTGACGTTTGCAAGCGGGACAAATTCAGTCATTTACGTCGATAACACCGCAACATCAGGCAATTTGACAACGGCAGGTTCGAACAAAATTTTAGCTATTATGATGAATTACGTTGGCGGCGAGAACATGACAGGATATTGGATGGAGGGCGGTTTGTGGGAAACTAACTTGACGAGCGGCAACGCCAGCAGCATGTGCCACAATCAGTTCACCTATTGGGCCACCAGTACATCATGCTGAAATCCATTGTTGCGTTTTTATTACTGGCTTTCACGTTCTTCAGTGCCACCAATGGGCTGCAGAACGTCATCACGTCTACGACAAATAATTTCGACGGTAACGGCACAGCGATCAGCAATCAGTTTGCGCAGTTCGATACGCAAGGAAACGTCGTTCATGCGAACGGCGGTAGCGGCTGGGTTCAGTTCGGTAAGACCTACTACTGGTACGGTGACGATCAGTCCTGCGGTTTTGCTTATGCTAAGAGCACTGCATGGTGCGGCTTCTCAATCTACAGTTCGACCGATCTAAAACACTGGACCAATCAGGGGCATCTCTTCGACCCTAACAGCGGGACATGGCAGACACAGTGCCTTTCCAACGGGAATAGCGGGTCGGGGTGCTGGAGATTGCACGTCATCTACAACGCTTCAACGCAGCTTTATGTGCTCTGGTTTGCCAACGGCAGCGCTACGGATGGTTTCTCGGTGTTTACGTGTACGTCGCCTATCGGCGGGTGTACACAGCAGCCTAACCCGACAAATTTATCCACTGGCTCAGGCAACACTGGCGATGCCGCGCTATTTGTCGACACCAACGGCACGGCTTATTTGGCGCACGTGTTCAACCTCGATACGTTTAACCTGACGGTGGACCAACTCAACACGAATTACACAGACGGCGTTAATTCGGGAACACTGGCGCTAACCGGCCACGAAGCTGTAGCAATGTTCAAACAGGGCAGTACGTACTATCTGACGTACAGCAACACTTGTGCGTATTGCACGAGCACGGGGTTGTTCTATTCGACTGCGAGCACGCCGTTGGGGACGTGGACTTCAGGCGGAACGCTTAACGGCAGCGGATGCGGCGGCCAGCAGAATGCTGTAAACCAGTGGGCACTCGACGGAGTGACCACTTATGTTTACCAAACAGACCTCTGGAACGGGCAGGGCAATGAGGCCCTAGCGAACAATTTTATAACGACGCTAAGTTTCAACGGCAGCACAATCAACAGTTTTACGTGTGCGGTTTCGACGACATTTACGGATGGTTTTGAAGCCCCGCCCACGACACCGAGTTCTGCGGATCAGACTGATGAAACTGCGAACTTTAACAACTTGTGCGACATCACGTCTACACAGTTTCGTTTGCAGACCTTCGTTCCGAGCAAGAACGGGACTGTCACCAACGTGACGATGCCGGTTGGTAAGGGGAGCGAAAATTGCACGCCGGCAGGCGGCGGCGCCTGTCAGACTGTGAACGCCAACGCTACAGTGGCGCTTGTAACACTGGACGGCAGCAACAATCCGGTTTCCACGTTGGCGTCTATAGCGTTGACTGCGACTTCGCTTTTGTGGTCGCCGCAGGAGCAGACGCTACCGATGAACGTCTCGGTTACGGGCGGCACTGCGTATGGGATTGAGATTTCGGGAGCCAACACACTCGGATGTTTCACAACGTCTTACAATAATAATTTGCCGTATGCGGCGGGGGTCGAGCGGGTGTCGGCAAATAGCGGTTCGACATGGGGCACCGATTCGGGTAGAAGTCTGAAGTTTTCGGTGTATTTGCAATAATGGCTGACGATAAAGAAAATCCACGCGACGCCGCGTCCGATGAGGACGAAGACTCGCCTGCGCCGGTTCAACTGGAGGATCGCGAGGCCGAGCTGGTCGGCATGCCGGGTGTGCGCAAGGCGTGCCTTGAGATTTATCGCGATGTCGAGAAGGCGTTTCAGGATCAGTGGGAGCGCGCTAACTCCCAGATGGACTATTGGGACATCTACAACTGTCAGCTTGGCGCCAATCAGTTTTACAGCGGCAATTCCAAGATTTTCGTTCCGATCGTCCATGATGCCGTGAACGCGCGGGTGACACGGTTCGTCAATCAGATATTTCCGCAGTCCGGTCGCAACGTCGAGGTCTCGGCGAGCGAAGACAAGCCCCAAGCCCTCATGTCGCTTTTGGAGTTCTACATCCGCAAGTGCAAGCTGCGTACGCGGGTGTTGCCGGCGCTGCTGCGCAACGGCGACGTGGAAGGGCAGTACAACCTCTTGCTTGGATGGACCCGAAATGAACGTCATGTCGCGATGCGCGTCCACCGCGCCCCGACCGTGGATGCTCTACAGATCGAGGGTGAAGAAGAATTTGAGGACATTCAGGAAGAAACGATCGTCCACCAGTATCCCTCCGTGGAGGTCGTTGCGGACGCAGATATTGTTATCCTTCCGGCGACCGCTGATTCGATCGAGGCTGCGATTGATTCGGGAGGTTCAGTCACTGTTATGCGCCGTTGGTCGAAGGCAAAAATTCGACAGCTTATTCGCGACGGTGAGATCGAGAAGGGTCAAGGCCAAGACCTTCTGGAAGTTATGTCGGGAAAGTCAAGGCAACAGTATCCCGATAAGCAAAAGGCGATGGCGGACGCGGCCGGCGTCAAAGTCGAGGGCGGCAAGTCGGTAGCGTTCGTCTACATGACGTACGCCAAGCTCAAGATCGAGGGCGAGCGCCGGCTGTGCCGGATTTATTTCGCGGGAGAGGATCAAATCCTTTCGGTGCGCCGCAACCCTTATTGGAACGACAAGGTGCCGGTCATCAGCGCGCCGGTCGAGAAGATCGAGGGTTCGTTCAAGGGCGTCAGCAAAGTCAAATACGTCGAGACGTTCCAGTATGCCGCCAATGATGCGGTGAACGAAGGCATGGACGCAGCCGCGTACGCGCTGCTGCCCATCATCATGACGGACCCGGTGAAGAACCCCCGCGTCGGCTCCATGGTGCTCAACGTCGCGGCGATTTGGGAGACGAACCCGAACGATACAAAATTCGCGTCGTTTCCGCCGCTGTGGAAAGATGCTTTCAACATTGTGCAGTCTGCCAAGGACCAGATATTTCAGACGCTCGGCGTTAACCCCGCGATGATGCCGCAGCAGGTCACGGCGCCCGGTAAGAAGCCCAATCAGGCACAACTCGCCATGGAGGCGCAGGTCGACCTTTTGACGACCAGCGACGCCGTGACGGGGATTGAGGGTGAAATTCTCACACCGCTGCTGCAATGGTTCGTGGCGCTCGACCATCAGTACCGCGATGAGAAGATGACGATCCGGGCATTTGGCGAACTCGGCGCCCAGATGGAGATGGAAGAAATCGAGCCTGTCCAGATGGATCGTCGGTTCGAGTTTCGCTGGTTCGGCGTCGAGGCGGTGCGCAATGTGCAGCAACAGCAGCAACGCATGGCGTTGCTCAATGTCGTCAAAGGCATCCCGCCGCAAGCCTATCCGGGTTACGAACTCAATCTTGCGCCCGCCATCATGTCGGCGATCGAGGATGCGTTTGGGCCGCGGCTTGGCGGTCAGATTTTCACCGACATTCGAGCCAAGCTGACGCTCAATCCTGAGTTCGAGAACACGCTGCTGGAAGCCGGGCATTCGCTGATGGTGCACCCGATGGACAACGACGCCGAGCACATGCAGGCGCACATGCAGGCGTTCCAGCAGCACGGCGATTTCTCAGGCGCGATTCGCGAGCACATGATGCGGCATCAGCTCCAGATGCAAGTGAAGCAGCAAGCCATGATGGCGCAGCAGCAACAGATGATGCAGCCGGGGCAGCAGGGCCGTCCGGGCGGCGGGCAGCCGCGCCAGGGTGCAGCGCCAGGGCAACAGCGGCCGATGCAGCGCCCACCTGGCGCGATCCATCAGGACCGTTTACCGATGGCGCAACCGAGGGCCGTCCGTGGCTAAAACAAGTTGGCCCCAAGCTTACGCCTATGTTCGCCAAAGCGAAGGCGGCAACGATGACGATAAGTCTGACAGTGGCGGGCGCACGTCGCGCGGCATCACGCAGTCCGAGTACGACGCCTGGTGCAAACTCAACAAGTCACCGTCAGGCGACGTGTGGAAGGCGAGCGAAGCGACCATTCAGGCGATCTATTACAACCAATATTGGCAGCCGTATTGCGACGCGCTCCCGGCCGGGATCGACTACGAGTTTTTCGATATGTCGGTCAACATGGGACCGCGCGAGGCGACGATCATTTTGCAACGCACGATCGGCGTGACGGCGGACGGTCATTTCGGCGTCACCACCATGGCGGCGGTTCGCACACAGGTGAACCTCAAGGCATTTCTCGACAAGCTGACGACGCAGCGCAACGCATTCTATGTTGAGTTGGCACGCGAGCAGCCCAAAGACAGGAAATTCCTCAAGGGGTGGCAAAATAGAGACAATGCGGCAGAACTCAATGCGCAGCGTATTGCTAGTGCCCAGCAGAATGCGTTAGTGTTAGCCAAAGTGGGCTAGGGGGTACTATGCCGACGATTGACCCGACCACACGCTTTTGGATTGGCATCGCCGTCACAGTGGCGATTGGCGTCAGCAGCGGATCGCTGGTGCTCACCAACGCGATCCCGGCCGACTACATCAAGTTTGTGACCGCTTGGTGCGGCATCATCTCGTTCACCGGCTCGGCGTTTTTGACCGCGCTCAACGGCATGGCGACCACGACTGCGAGTCGTATTGCGGCTGCGGCGGCTGACCCCGCGGTGGGCAACATCTCAACTACAAAAGCTCAGGCTGATTTGTCGCCAAGTCCGAAAGTCACAAACGGAGTGCCGAAGCCGTGAACGCCGAACTGCTCGCATTTTTGGTTTCGAAAAACGAAGCCGATATCGACGCCATCATCTCGACGGTCGGCATTGCCAACTGCATCAAACTTCTCCCGCACATCATCGCCATCATCAATACCCTCCAGCAAGAGGCAAAACCCAATGCGCAAGCTCCTACTCCTGGCACTACTTCTGCTGCCAACATGGGCGCAAGCCGCTGACATTCCGCCGACCTATAAGGCGCCCATAGCGCCGCGTGGGTATCTGCCTTCTGCACCTGTCCCCTGCACCACCAACCAATGCACAGGCTGGTTCGTGGGTCCGAGCTTGTTCGGCGCCGGCTCGAATGCCGACATCATCGGTCAGGGGCTCGACAACAGCGTGTTCGCCAATGGCGGTATGGCGGGCGTAACGCTCGGCGCGCAGTATTGGATGAACGGCCTTTTCCTCGGGATGGAGAACACGGTCGGGTATTCGTTCGGCAGTCCCGCGACGGTCGGCAATGGCTCGGCCTCGGTCGGCGGCGCTGGGCTCGACATTTTTTGGCTCGAGGCGGGCGGCAGTTTGGGCGATTTGTTTGGCTCAGGCGCGCAGCCAGTCGCGATCCAGAACGCATTAATCTCTGATCTGATCGCGCCGTATTTCGGCACCGGCCCCGCAGTCGCGTTCGGCGGTTCTACAATCGGCTCGGCCACAATGTGGACTTCGGGTGCGGGTGTGCGTTACCTGTTGCCGAACGCCAACCGGCCAATCCTGCTCGACTTCAAATACGTGTACGGCGTGAACAATAATTCCGAGGGGCTCGTCAGCAACAAGAACCTTCAGCTTGTTGGCGTCACTCTCAGTCTGCCATTTGGGTTCTGATGCGACGATGTACGACAATCTGGTACTGCTGTTCATTGCGGTATTGCAGACGATCGCGGCCTACCTGACGTGGCGCACGCACAACGTCACGGTGGGGATGCAGGTCAATGTGCAGCGTATTGAACATGCAACCAATGGCATGAAGGACGCGTTAGTAGCTTCGACAGATGCCGCGGCGCGTGCTGAAGGCACAGCAGCCGGACTGGCACAAGGGAGGCAGGAGTAGTCATGCCAATAGGGCTTTTGTTTTGGGCACTCATGATCCTGTGGCTGATTGCCTTTGCGGGTGTCGGCTGGTGGGGCTGGGGCGGCCAGCGCGGGCCGTACATCACGAGCTTCTTTTTGTGGTTTTTGCTGTTCCTGCTTGGATGGGCTGAGTTTGGTTTTATCCTGCAGGGCAGCATGGCTCGGCACATTTACTGAAGGCCGGTAAATGGACGCGAACGGCGTTGAGGCACTTGCGGCCGTAGCGGTAGTTTTCGGCTCGTCACTGTCGTCGGCCGCGATGCTAGGCTTCTGGATGTCACGGCAATTTTCTTCTGCCAAGAAAGAGCTTTACGTCAAAATTGACGAACACGAGCATGAGGATCGGCGCCGGCACGAAGACAATCTTAGCGAGTTTCGCCGGATATACATTGGGCTTACCCAGCTTGGCTGGCGCAACGGCTTGACAGACAACCGAAAGTGACCGTATTTTATGAATATCGACCCGCCCCCGTAAGGGGCGCCTCGACTGGTGGCACGTAAGTCACCGATGGAGTGCGTGAATGGCCGACCAAAACGGCGATCCCGAAGTCGATCTTGATCTTGACCCGCCTGTAGAGGATGCGGTTGAGCAAGAGATCGAGGAACAGGATCAGCAGGCGGAAGAACAGGAAACCGAAGTCGAAGATGACGCGGTTGACGCTTCCGGTCAGCAAACCGAACGTCAGCCTGACCAGCAGACATCGCGCGGAGAGCGACGTTATCAAACGCTGAGCAATGAGCTGCGCGCTCAACGTGAAGCAAACATTGCTCTTAATGCGCGTTTGGAAGCTTATCTGTCTGGGCAGGTGCAGCGGTCACAGCAGGGCGAAAGCCCGGAAGCACGCGCGCAACGTCGAAGTTTGTTGTCGTCCGAAGAACGGATGCAGGAAGATTTGCAAGGTTCGCGGCAGCAAGTCGCAACCGAAATGCAAATGCTTCAGTTCCAAGTCAAGGACGGCAACGATCGAGCTGCATTCGAGGCGAAAGCTACGGTTAAACCGCTATACGCCAAGTGGCGTGATCGGGTCGAGGCGCAATATCAAACGCTTGTTAAACAGAACCAGTTTGTTGAACGCGAAAACATTCTGGCCTGGATGATTGGCAAGAGAGCACTTGAGCAGGGTGAACCTGTGAGAACGCAGCAACGCCAACAAGGCGCAGCGCGGGTGCGATCGCAAACAACGCGCCCCAGCAATTCCGGTTCCGACGTGGCGGCGAACAGGCGATCTGACCGTAACGCTTCTCTCGAAAGGCGGCTGGAGAACCAGCAGCTTTAGCTCCTGATGGGGGAGCAGGGAGAAACCGATGGCCGTCAATCAGTCCAGCTCATTCCAAGCTGACGTAGAGGCGTATATTGCGGACAAGACCCTGCCGCTGACGCGGCGGCAACTTGTTGTCTATCAGTTTGGCGATCCGCTCACGCTCCCCAAAGGTCGCGGCCTGACCTACACGGCGACCCGCTACAACCGCGTGGCGCTGCCGTACGCGCCTCTTTCCGAAGGCGTCCCGCCCGTCGGCGAAGTGATGACAATCGGGCAGGTGACCGCGACTGCGCTCCAGTGGGGCGACAAGATCACCATCACGGACGTGGCCGAGATGACGATCAAGCACCCGCTGTTCCGCAAGGCGGTTGAGCTTCTGGGCTTGCAGGTCGCTGAAACGCTTGAACGTAACACGTTCAACAACCTGATGGGCGGCGCGCAGGTCAATTACGTGAACTCGCGCGGTGCTCGCGCCAGCCTAGTGGCCGGCGACGTGCTCAACATTCACGAACTCAATCGCGCGTACGCGATGCTGGTGACGCTCGGCGCCCCGCGGTACATGGGCGACGAGATGACCGACACACGGCTGGAAGCCGACGCAGGCGGCGCCAAGGCGTCCAGCAATCCGCGAACGCATCCTCATTACGTGTGCGTGCAGCATCCGTTCGTGACGGCGGACTTGCGCGAGAACCAGCCGATCCAGTACGCCTGGTCGCAGTCTGACATCAACCGGCTGTACAATTGGGAAATTGGCGAGTGGTCGAGCATCCGGTTCTGCGACACCAACATGTGTCCGTCGTTCACGGGTGTGGCGGCTATTCAGGGCACGGCCGCGGCTTCCGGTTCGCTGGCAACCGGCACCTACTACATCATCGTGACGGCTTCTGACACGCAGAACCAGTACGAGAGTCAAATCTATCAGGTCTCTAACTCGATCTCGGTGACGGGACCGAACGGCTCTATTCAGGTGATCCTGCCGACGCTGAACGGCTACACGTTCAACGTTTACGTCGGCACCAGCAATGCGCCGGCCAATCTCGGCTTGAGCGCCGCAGGTCCGACTGTAGGCCCGTTGCAAGGACAGGCGACGCAGCTTGCAGGCGGCCAGACGGTGACGATCACCGGCACGGGCGTTTCTCAAATCCCGCCTGCGGCTCCCGCAACCGGCGTGACTGTGTATCCGAACTTCATCTTCGGTCGCGGCGCGTACGGCCAGATCATGCTGGACGATACGAAGTTCACGTATCTGAAAGAAGCGGATAAGAGCGACCCGCTCAACCAACTACGAATTGTCGGATGGAAAACATTTTATGGAACCATTTTCCTCAATCAGCAATTCATGATGCGCATCGAAAGCACGAGCGCCTTCAACAGCACCTTCGGCTAATAGGAGCGCCCAATGGCGTATCGACTCCGTTACACGTTCAACATGGATTGGGTGGGACCAGGCCAAGGCCCATCCGGTTCACCGCAAGTCGGCCCCGGAAACTCGAACAGTCAAACGCTTGGGCTTATCAATCAGGCGGGCGGCCAGAATGTTGCGGGCGCCGGCACGGGCGGTATCATCATCGGGTCCGACATCACGACGCTCACCAACGCGGCGGCAACCGATATGGCGGCGCAGCTTAATTTGTCGGCCAATCTCACCAAGATGCAAGGCTGGCCAACCGGGAACCCGTAAGATGGCGCTCCGCACTCTCGGCACGAACGGCACAGCGTCGCTGTCAGCGTTTGTGGTCGGGTTCAACGACACGATCGCGGCCGATCTGGCGTCGATCTCGACGGCGATCCACGGCGATCCGCCCGGCTGGAAAGACGGCTCGGGCGGCGGCATTGCGACATCCGGGCTTGTGACGGGGCAGGGCACCAACAGGCCGCTGTTGAACCAAGCGTACGTCAAGAACGGCTTGCTGATCGTCCCCAACCGCGGCTCTTTGCAACTTCGCAACGGCGACTTTGTGTGCTGGGATTCAACGACTGGCTGGCCTATCGTCATTTCGGGAGATGCAGCCGCCAACGGCCCGTACGCCCACAGCTAGGAGACCTCATGGCTCGCCCGCCTCATGGCCGCACGATTGCGTCGGCCTTATCCGACATTGACGAACGGCTCGACGCCGATCCGCTGCTGTCTGCTGCTGAGCGCGAGCAGATCAGGGAAAAGGCACGTCAGCACGTTAAGAAAAAGCGCAAGGACAAGGCCGAGTCCGAACTGCTCGCGAAGTTCATTCGCGAGGAAGAAGTTGCGCTCAATCCGTTTGAGCAAACCGAGGATGTGCAGATCAACATCGCGCCTTACGTTGCTAATGAAAAGCTAAAGGCGTGCTGCATCTCGCTCGATGGACGGCTGTTTTTCCACGGGCTTGTGTATCAGGTGCCCTACAGTGTGGCCCGCACACTGGAGGACATCATGGCGCGCACGTGGGAGCATGAACGTGAGATCAAGGGCGAGCGCCGCAAGGCCGATGTGAACCGCCGCCCGTTGCTTCCGACCCTGCACTCCGGGCAGGAGAACATGCAGGTTGGGCGCGGCGCCGGCACGGTCAACACACGTCAATCGGTTCTCAGTGCGGATCAAGAAATCTGATGTTGGACAAGACTCAAGTGGCGGAAGTCGCTGAAAAAGACCTCGGCATTGGTGTGCAGTTCAGCGTGACGGTCGGTAGCGGCCGGCAGATCGCCATGACGGCCGGCATCCCGTTGCATTGGGATCGCATCGCGATTGACAACGTGTTGGACAAGCTCGGCGGCGCCATGGAGCGCCAGACCGCCAAATACGCGATTGACGACATCAAGCTGGCGATCGAGCAGACCGAGCGCGCGCTGGCGACGACCCGGCAGCAGATGGGCAATTACGAGCAGCAGAATGCCGCCGAGTGGGAACGCAGCGGGCGCAAGGGCGCTTATCGTCAGTCCGAGAGCCAGGTCAAGCAGATGGGCAATTTTCGCAACACCGAGCAGGCCCAGCTCGCCGCGATTGAGAAGTTGCGTAAAGACCTCAAGGATGCCGAAGCTAAATGCCGCTGACGGCCGCGCAGATATGTGCGAGAGCAGCGTCCATCGCCAGAGTTCCTGGGTTTCTCACACAGGCTGGCGATTCGCTTAACTACGTCCTGCAGGAGCTTTGCCAGGACTACGATTTCGACCTGACTAAAGCCACCTACACGTTCAATTTCAACACATCACAGTTGAACTTCAACGGCCAGGCGTACCAAAACCTGCCGTTGAATTATCTGCGGTCGATTCGCAACCAGTGCTTTTATTACATCTCGGGCGTGCCTTACCCGATGATCCCGCTCGACGAAGCGGAAGGCGATATGCTGGTGCAGCAGGCGGGCGTGTCCAATTTCCCGGTGTTTTACTGGACCGACATGAGCCTGATGGGCGCCAACAACAGCCCGACCGAAGGTGTTGCGGGTCCCGCAGTTCCCGTGATGCTGTTCTGGATGCCGCCGAGCGGCGCCTATCAGGTGACGTTGCGGTACTTCTCGCAGATGCCCGACATCCCCAATGCGTCAGCGTCCAGTGTCGTACCGTGGTTCCCCAACACCAAATATTTGATTAAGCGCGTAGCTCTTGAGCTGATGCAGGACAGCGATGACGAGCGCTTGCCTGAGTACACCAAAGAGGCCGAGGAATTGCTACGCGCGTATCTCAAGCTGAAGGACGACAAGGAAGATCGAGCGCAGGTCGTGCAGCTCGATCGTCGCCGGTTCGGCCGCGCATTTGACCGCCTCCGTAACACCAAGCAAATTGGATGGTGATGAAATTACGCCGGTACTGCGTGGCTACTTTAGACAACTGGACTCCGACACGCCTGTTTTGGACGCTTGAAGGAGCAAAGAAATTTTATCGGCAGCATCGAGAGTGCGCTAATGTTTTTGGTTGGAACGGCGTTAAATGGGAGTGGTATTGCGGAGCGCGTGGCTTAGGAAAAGATCCACACGCTTGGGAATTAGACCAATGAAAAAACTGCTCACTGTTCTGCTTTGTCTGGTCCTCACGCCGGCACTAGCGCAGCAAAAAACCAAGCCCGCGCTCACGACCGAAATCGACACCAACCTGCCCGACAACACCACGGGGTTGATTACGCCTGCGATTGTCCGATCGACGCTGATCGACATCGTGAACTCGTACCTCGATCTCAACGGCAATGCGTCGTTTACGTGCGGCACGAACACTTGGGTGTCGGCACAGACTACGACAGCATCGACTTGTACGCAGCCTGCGTTCAGCCAGATTTCCGGCGCCGCCACGTCGGGGCAGGTTACTCTTACGGCGACCTCCGGCTCCCTGGTCAACAACGTGGCGATGACGGCCACACCGCAGTATTTTGATGGACCTCAAGTCGGGCAAGGCACTACGGGCGTTTGGTTCGCATCCGGCAACGTCACGGTCTATGACACCAGCGCGGCGGCCTCGATCAACTGCAAGCTTTGGGACGGCACGACTGTTATCGACAGCGGGATTTTCTCAGATACGGCCGGGGCCAACCAAAGCTACGTGCTGCACTTGGCGGGCTTCATCACGAACCCAGCCGGCAATATAAAAATTTCGTGCCAAGATATAAGCTCTACTCACGGCGTGATCGCGTTCAATGATTCCGGCATGTCGAAGGACGCGACTGTTACGGCGTTTCGGATTCAATAATGCAACGCAACTCGAAACCGATCGCATGGCGCCCGCGCGGGCTCAGCGACACGCTTGAGTCGTCCAGCACGTTTGTGGGCGCTATGGCGGCGCTCAGCAATCTGATCCCCGACCCCACCACACGCGGGCTGTGGCAATGCCGCCCGGCCGCACAACTCATTGTCAATTTCGGCGCATCGGGCGGCCCCTTCAGTTCGGGTTTCAGTTCAGGGTTTCAGCAGTCAAGTGCAGCACCGGGGGGCGTCATCACAGCCCTGCAGGTCATCGGCACCTACGCGTACGGCATGATCGGCAGCGGAATTTTTCCGGGCCACGATCAACCGTTCGCCTACAACCTGCTGACTAACACCAATATACCGATCAGCGGCGTGACGAACGCCAACACACCGATCAGCCCGGCTGCGACTGGAGCGTGGACACCACCCACCACGGATCTGATCGGCGTCGAGCTGTGCGTGACGCATCCGGGCTTCAACGGCGCCAATGGTTATTTTGGCGTTCTCAACATCAGCAATCCGGCCGCCCCCTCCTGGTCATCGGGCAATTTGACAGGTTTGGTTTCGTTCACGACGCCACCCAGCGCTGTCAAACAGTTCAACCAGCGGGCTTATTGGATTACCAACAACCCGCTGCAGCCCGCGCTGGTGTTTTCTGATCCGTTGGTGGCGACAAACTGCACGAACGCCAATCAGGTGTTGACGTTCGGCGATAACGTCAGCTTGACGGCGCTCGGTCAACTGCCATTTACCAACACGCAAACGGGCGGCGTGGTGCAGGCTCTTATCGTCTTCAAAGGCGTCAAAAACATCTATCAGGTGACGGGTGACGCCGCCGATATGAATTTGTCGATCAACAGTCTCAACGTCACAACCGGCACGCTGGCGCCAAATACTGTCTGCAACACCCCCAAGGGCTTGGCGTTTGTATCGCCGGACGGCGTACGACAGATTGATTTTTTTGCGCACGTGAGCGATCCAATCGGCTTCGACGGCATGGGCGTTACGGTGCCGTTCATCTATTCGGTAGTGCCGTCACGCATGTGCGCGTCCTGCGGCGGCAATGTGCTGCGCATCACGACGCAAAACGGCAATCTGGGCGGTTCGCCTAATCTTGAGTATTGGTATGACGTGGCGCGCGGTATCTGGTCGGGGCCGCACACATTCCCGATGGCGTTGATCCAACCGTATAACAACACGTTTATCGGCGTGCCGCTCGCCAACACCAGCAGTTTATGGCAGTCGGACCCCGTACAGTCCGACACGTCGACCTACGTGGAGAATGGCGAGCAGCTTACCTGGACCTCCACGACGTCGCTGTTGCCCGATCCCGACCGGATGACCAACACGGCGATGACCGAGACGACGCTTGACGTGGCACTGGCGGCTACGATCCCACCCGTCATTGCGAATGCGCTTAACGAGAATGGCGTGGTGCTCAATACGGCGAGTATCGCCAGCGTGGGTACGGCAACGTTGTGGGGCGCGTTCACCTGGGGGGCGGCTGATTGGGGCACGACGGGGGGAGCCGCGCTGGCGCCCCAGCAGCTTCAGTGGACCAACGTTATTGTGTTCACCCGGATGCAGCTTCAAGTGACGGGTCAGAGCGCGACCGGGATCAAGCTCGGCACCAGCCATTTCCGGTTCAACTTCACTCAGAAATACATCTCCAGCATTCAGGCGGCCTTGCCGCAGGCGCCGATCCCTGAGTATAACTATTTGGAGGCGGCGCCCGGCGTTGTGCTGGAGGCTGAGCCCGGCACAGGTATATTGGCGACACCCCCCACATGAAAAATTTACTTGCG